CACTTCAAGTGCTTTCAATGTATTGTTAAGACTGCTTGACTTTTGGGCTCTTGCTAGTGGTGATACATATTCTATATCCACATCCTGCCCCTGTAGTAATTCTGGTGCTGGTGCAAGCATGTCTGCTCTAAGCATCAACGCAAATACTCTGTCTATAAGTGGACGAAGCATCTCATTCATTAGCCTTCCAAGCACAGGGCCAATCACCCTCATGCGCTCTTCTTGCCTTTGAATAACCTCTGTTGCTGTCATGTTAGGTGAGCCGCCAACAAGTAGCTGGTCTACATAAAATGCAGAACGGATAGCCTGTCTTCTTTGGTCTTCCATAGAAAGGCCGATAGGTATGTTAGCGCCTGTGTTTAGCGGTGTGATTGTGTCTCTTGAGCCAGCTCTATAGAAGTTTAGGCCGCCTGGTTGAGTTCTAATAGGTAGTAAAAAACCATCATCAGGTACTAGCAATGGTGGGTCAATCATCTTTTGTGCTGCTTGAATGATTGTCTTAGACATTAGATTCAACATCTTAACATCTGGTAGTGCAACCATTGCAGGAGAACGGCCCATAACTTCGCCAGTAGCCTTCAAGAAGCGAGGTACAACATATGGCAGCTCTTCAAAACCACCTTCTGCCATAACCATTTTAGTTTGCATACAAATATAAACAGACATAAATGGCATGTTCTTGTTATCTGCTTTGCGTATGTCACGCTCTATTCTTGGCGTTACACAATGCAGAATCTCGACTTGCTCGTCAGGTGTCTTCTCGTAAACCTTTTTAATATGGTCGCTAACACCATCAATACCAAACCTCTGCACGGCAGATACTGCTGTAATATTATATTTTCTAAAAACGGTATCAACTATTCCATACTGGTCTTCTTGTACATAAAACTCAGAGATGTGTCTTGTACTGCATCTTAGTTTGCCTTTGTCCATCTCAACAAACATACAGCCAGTACCAAAGACAACTAAGTCTACGTACATCTCGTGGACTTCTGTTTCAAAGTTAGACTGGTTAAAAGCTCTCATCATACGCATACTGGTGTCTTGCAACCATTCACGCACTTCATCATCACGGTTTAGCTCTGTGTCCTTTACATCTAGGTGGAACCAAGGAGATGCCCCACTTGTTAGCATACCATGCAGGGATGCTGATAAAAGGTCTACAGCTTGTAGTGCTGTGCCGTCATAGATAAACTCCATACGCTTTTCACCGCGAGAGCGCTTCTTAACAATGTCTGCCTTTCTTGGCAGCATGTAATCGCCTAACTCTTGGTAGTGCGTATCCCAGTTGTCTCGTTGCGATTCAATATGCTCAAAACGCTTTACGAGAGCTTTAACGTAGTCTTCCATACTTTACCCCATTAAGGTGGGCTGTTGTCCAGGCGTTGCTGCTCCACCTTCTAGTGCGCCAGCAACAATAGTAGAGCCTCGGCCCTTTCTCATTCTGCGCTGACGTGTTACTGCTTCTTCACCTAGTGCAGCAGCTCTTGCCTCATCAACAGGCGGAGGAGGTGGCGGTGGTGGCGGTGGTGGTGGGGGTGCTTTAGGTGTTAAAAAACTCATTGTGTTACTCCTTTAATTCATAGCTCTGTAGTTTCTGTATCTATCTGGATTTTCTTCAATCAACTCTTCTTCAGTTGGCACTCTTTGCCTTGGCTCACTAAATTGTTCATCTGTTTGCGGTATCTCTGGTTTTGATATTGGGCCAACTTGTTCGTCTTGTTTTTGCTCGCCAAATTTATTTTCTGGCATTGGAATCATAGTAACAGTTCCAAATTTTGTTAATTTAAAACCGAATTTTTGCCGCACATCCTGCTGAACCTGTTGCATTGGGTTAGGTGAAGTAAGGTCTTGTATAGGGCTTGTTCTCAAGTTCTGTTGTTGTGGTGGCAATTCTGAATCAACTTTCCCAATTTGAGAATATCTTGCTTCTAAGTTTGGCTTCCCTGCTACAAAGTATCTTTTTGTTAAATCTTGTATTAAAACTTTAACGTCTGCACCTTCTACGTCCATTGCTTTACTTAAATTTTGAGCGTGTCCAACTCCTATTATTGTGCCATATTGTTCTGGCCCAGTTACAGACTCTGGCAGTTTTGCCTGTAAATCATCAAAAAAGAAGTTTAACTGTGATTGTGAGCTGTCTTTTTTACCAGACATTTCTAAATATTTTAAATAAGCCCTTCTTCTGCCATCGTCAAATTGTAAATAGCCATAACCTTTTCCCAGTCCATCATTTGAAGACAAGTAGTCTCTTAAACTTTCTCCTGCTTGCACAGCTTGTCTTCTGCCAAAACTTACATGACCAAATTTATTGTAATTATTTTCATGCAAAATACTGGGGACTAAAGACGCTACTATGTTTTTCTTCTGAGTGTCTGTAAAACCTCTGCCAGCCATAGCCTTGTGTATTTCAGTTTTTAACTCTGCTATACTTATTTGCGGAGTTCCTTCTGTTTTTAATTCATTTTCTGCCATAATTTATTTTCAATAACTAAAAGGGTTGTAATCATTTACCGCAACTTGTTGCGGAGGTCTTGTATAATTTGTTCTATTCTCCAGCCCAGTAGCGAGATACCGAAATGCATCTGCCGCATGTGATGTGAAATCATGCCTTGGATGGTCTCTAAATGTTTTTTTACGTTCATCATATTCCTGCCTATACTGCCTCAACATATCCAGACCTTCAGTACACCTGTCTCTGTCAAAGTAGCACTTAGGTAATAACATACGAGCTGCGTTTATACCATCGGCAACTTTCATCCGAGGAATAACTTTAAATCGTATGCCAAGGGAAAAGGCCGTTTCCAACCTCGACTTCCCACTACCCAGCTCCCTGACTTCAATGTCGTGTGGCGCGAGATGGTCTCCGTAAGTGTATTCCTTTCTGTTAAGAACATCGGCATAGTGCTGTAGGCCAACGCCACCATTCTCGTAATAATCAATAACATTTACCGCACCACCTCTAAGTATCTGTGCAAACCAAATAGCTGTGGAATCGTTAATACCTAAATCCCAAGCAGTATGCACTGGATAAGCAGGGTCATACGGCACTCGCGTTATTCTACCATTATCCTCTGCATCTGCCAACAGCTTGCCATAATAGGCCCCGATAATGGCGGCAGTAAAGGAGCACTCATATTCCTGCTCATACTGCTCTGGTGTCATCTGAGCCTTGGCAGCATCAAGTTCTAATGGCTTAACTAGGTTACTCTCGGAAGCCTTTACTATCTTCCAGTACCACTGGTCAGAGCCTTCTTCTTCTTGCAAACGAGCAGTTTCTAGTAAATCATAAAAATGATTATGACCAGCAGGAGTTCCCAAGAAAACAGCCGCCCCCTCTCTGTCAGACAAGGCTGGTCTTACAACCTCCCCCCATACCCTTGGGTTCTGCATACCAAACTCATCGAAGATAGCTAAGTCTAAATATATTCCTCTCAAAGCATCTGGGTTCTCAGCAGACAGCAACATCAGCCTAGCGCCATTTGGAAAGTCTACACGCAGCTCAGTTTCATTAAAGCTAATGCCTGGGATAACGCCAGCGTAATACTTTACATAATCCCATGCTATTCTTTTAGCTTGCGTAAAGGTAGGTGCTATAAAAGCAACCCTTGGTCTGGGTAGCTCACATGTCAAAGCATGTTTTATTAAATGATTAATTGCAAAAACAGTCTTGCCAAAACGTCTGTGCATAACTAAAACATTCCAGCGCTTCAGGCTGTTATGCATCTCTGCCTGGAGCGCACGAGGCTTATACGGTATCGTTATCTGAGCCACTCGTCATCCATCCGATGTTAATCTCTTTATCGCCATCCTTAATCTGCATCATGGCTTTGCTCTCATCCTTATAGCCTTGTTCTACCTTAGATGACAACCATCTAGCATGAGAGCCTGACTCACGTAAATACTCTGGCGGTATCTTCCTCTGCCCTGTCATACAGCCATGCAGTGCTGCCTCATAATACTCTCTGTACTCTGCGGCATGTGCAGCCTGTGCTGACTTGTACAATCTCTTCAGGTCATCATTCTCATTGATAACCTCATAGAACACTGTACGGCTAACACCGAGCTTCTTTGCTATGTCCGTAGTGCGACTGCCCTCAGTGAGCATACGCTCAATGACATCAGCGCTTTTCAGGACTAGTTCTTTCTTGGTCATGTTACTCCTGACTGTGAGTGTGGAAGGACTGATTAACACATATATAGAGTGGCCGCGCTGTCTGGGGGTGGTCGGGTCTGAACAAGCCCCCGCCTGCCTTTGTTTTGCTGTCATCTGGTCATGTCATTGTTGCGCGTGTACTTGTTGGCTTTGTGTGTTGATAGTTATACAAATACATAACAATATTAAACCAGCTCATAACTCTATAAACCATACCTACATTACATTACAGCATCTATACAATGTTTGCTAACAATTCAATAAACAATGTTTCAATACCATATATTGCATTGACTGGCAATGATATACACTACATCTAGTGCCATTAAATTTATTTTGCAATTATTGCATTTTATTGTTGACAGGCACGAATCAGGCCCTAATCTTACATTATGCAAGGATTGCATTAAACAATAACAGGAGTTAATACAATGGATAGATTT